GTGCGGCTGCCGAGTTCCTCGGTCTTCTGGGTGATGATCGATTTCAAGTCGAATTTCTCTTCGGCCTTCTCTTCTGCGACTACCGAAGCCTTTACTGGGGCGGCTCCGAAGTTCGAGATGATCGTGTCGAGTTTGGCTTCGAGTTTGGAAATTGCGCTGAGTTCAGCGGCCATCTCTTCCTTCATAGGCTCTGCGGCTGGCTCTTCGGCTGGCATTTCCATTTTGTTCTTGTAGTCGCCGAAGGCGGTTTCAAGAGCGGCGAGACGAGAAACGATGTCGGCGATGCTGACCTCGTCCTCCTTTGGTTCGATTTCGATTGTTGCGTCTTCCATTTGTTTGAAAAATTTGTCAACTTGCTTTGCCGTGAAACTGAAAAGACCGGTCGCATTTGCGGCAGGAGTTTGCACGAGATCGGCGCTGTAAAGCTCGGTGCAACTTGCGAAGTCCATTCCATCCACTTCGCGAATCGGCCCGCTGAAAGCGATGCTGATCCCGAACGTGTCGGGGAGTTTGCTTGAAATCTCCAAGACGTAGTCGCGCATGGGCGATGTTTGAAGCAGGTTGAGATCGCCGAGAAGTTGCGATCCGACGATGCGGAAATTGTTTACGAAGCCGACGATGTCCTTGATGCCTGCGCCGTGATCTAGGTTGACCTTCACGCCGCCCTTGTATGACTCCGCGCACTCTTTGACTTCCATCAAAGTCTGCTCGTCAACATAAAGCCCGTGACCTTTTGCTTCGCCGATTGAAATTATTGAAACGCCTTCGATGACATCCATGCGAAGGCGCGGATGTCAAATGCTGTCCATTAATTCCATCGCCGCTTGTGCCATCAAATAAACTTCAAGCTCGTTCTCTTCTTCGCATCCGACAACGTCGAACGCAGACGATATCGAGACGCCAGCGCGGCCCGTGCCGGCATGGTTCCGGTTGCCTTTTGCCGTCGTGATTGCGCTGATCGAAAGCGCGGCGTCAGACGTGCGAGAATTAAATGCGCTGCCTGTTACATTTATCCGCGTTCCTGCGCTTATATCGACGCTCCCGACCGAATATCGCAGTCGGTTTCCGAGAGCGTAGAGCGTTACCTTTCGCTCGTCCCGCCGTCCGCCACCGCCAGGAAGATCGGTTGGCGTGATAGGAACTGGCGGGATGATCTGCGCGCCGAGCAAACCCTGCACGCCTATTGAAAGAGGCGTTGGGCTTGGCAATAAGCCCTGCGTTGCGATGAGCAGGGATGCGATCATGCGTTAGACTCGCGTGACTATCGTGCTTGTGGTTCCGTCTCCGGTGATCGCTTGAGTGATCGCTCCCGCTGATCTGAGCGAAGGCGTGACCGTTAGCGCGTTTGCAATATCGAGTCCGTGGATTTTGTGAACCTCGGTGATCTGCGTCAGTTCTGCCGTTAGGTTGGTTCTCACGGCTGCGGCATTTGTTATTGCAGTCGGAATAGCTGCGAGCTGAGTATCCAAATTTGCGCTCGCCATTCCGAGGGCAGCGCGAACATTAGCGGCGGTAAGCGTTGCCGTTCCAACCGTGTTATCTACGGGTACGCCTGCCGCAACCGATCCTGCTGTTGGAATATATGCAACTCCGGTTAGGGCTCCGCTTGCGTAGACGGTTCCAAAGCGAACGTCGGTGATCGCGGCTTGTTCTAGGGAGTTATCTGCGGTGAACATATCGACGTAAGTCGTCGATCCGTTTAGCGCGTAGCGAGTCTTCGCGAGTGTAGGTGTGGATAGTAAAATAAATTTTGGCGTATTGATCGGAACGAATCCATTGGACGCATAAATGAACGATCCGCTTGCTCGCACCACAGAGCTTGCATTGGTTGAAGTAACAGCATTGGCAACAGTTGATGCAGTATATGTGCCTCCAGATATTGTCAGCGTCGCCGTGCTGGAATTAGTCACGCCTGCTGAGGTTGAGGCCGTGATGCTGCCGGTGATTGTGACAGATCCGGTGCTGGCATTGCTTACGCCTGTCGCAGCGGCAGCTAGGACATTCCCAGTTATTGTGACTGATCCGGTGCTAAAATTTAAAATCCCTGCTGCCGCTGCGGCTGTAACGCTTCCAACAATAACCAATGTTCCCGCTCCGTTGTTAAATGCTCCGTTATTTGCCGCTGCTAAAACATTCCCATTTACAGTAAATGTGCCAGTTCCTGATGACGCATTTCCAGCGCCCCCGCCAGTGCTCGCCGTTGCATTTCCGGTAAGCGTTACGGAACCCGAAGACCCCAGAACAAGGCCAGCTGCAGAACTAAAACTACCGCCGACAGCTGCGCCTGTAACCGACAACGATCCAGTTCCGTTATTAAGAACGCCAGTTGCAGCTGCGACACTTCCGCCGGTGCATATTCCGACAATATTAGCCGTTGCTGGCGATGCTGCTGAAAATGTTAAACAATTTACAGAAGCAGTCGTGCTCTTGTTTGTCACATTCGCCGTCAATGTGACCCCGGAATTTAAAACGAAAGTTCCAGTTCCTGCGTTTGAAAGTTCGGTGCAAGTTACATTTGCTGTGATCGTGACCGTGTGACCCGTCGAAGCGCGGGCCTCGTCCGATGCGCCCGGAACAATGCCACCCACCCAAGTTGCTCCAGCGTTAAAGTTGCCGCTCGCCGCTGATAAGATAAGCGCCATTTTTTACAACCCCTTCGCGTAAATAAATTCTTGGATGCTTGCGGAAATTTGAGCAACGGCGGTCGCTGTCGGAGTGTCCACACCCTCGACGCTTCCGAGTGCCATCGAGCGAGCGCAGTCATTTGCAAGGATGACTTCGCCATTCGCTATCCGCGTAGGAATTAAGCGCATCGCAACATTCGCGTCTTCGCTTGCGTCGGTGTTTACGACGGACGTGATCGCAAGGTTGATCGTGTAAATGTCGTATGTTTCGCCGTCGATGATAATTGGGTTTGTAGGTTTCATATTTAAGCGAGTAAAATCAATGCGTTGTTTTCGGTTGGCTTAGGAAATTTCAATTCAAATGCGCCGTCAAATACGTGGCGCTCTCCTCCTAGGTTTAGAACACATAAGGTTGCGTTGCCCTTGCTTGCGTTGTAGACCATCGCGCCCGATACGCTGAATGTTGCATTTTTTAGTTCAACATCATCGAACGTCATAAAGGCATTCTTGCCGATGCTGCCGGTCTTGAATCCCTTTAGCTTTACGCCGCCAGCCTTGTAGCCTTTGCCCTTGATCTCGCCTTCGGTTACGTAGGTTTTCGTTTGCGGCCCGACCTTTGCCGATGCTGAATATAGCGCGATGCGATAGTCATCTCCAGGTTGATGAACGCCTGAGATCAGCGCCCGTTTAGCTTCAAGTGCAATTCCTTGTGTGATCATTTATTTTTTCTCCCATTGTGCAGAGCATACGGCGACACGTTGGCTCTCGTCTGGATATTCGCTCGACATCGTTCCGCTCACCATGCAACGGCCTATGAAGTCGTCTTGCTCTTCGTCTTTTTCTGGAGTCGGCATAACGAGTTCGTGCTTTGCCTCAAGCGCTGTGATGCGTCCGAAAGAATCGCGAACGGCGAGCGTGACCTTCTTTGTTTCCGGTGCGGATGCCTGCATTCCTTTGACTTTGTCGGCGGCCCACACTTGCCCAGCGTCACCGCCCCACAATGCCCATGCAATGCGGCCTGCGGATGGAAAGCCGTCTTCACCTGGTTGAAAACCCTGCCCCTTTTTATCAACCTCGTGGCGTGAAAAGAATGAGTGCATTCTTTTAACGGTATCGTCCGATAAGTTCTTGCCGTTGGAAATATCGCGAGCGCGTGCAACGCCTACGGCTGTTCCGCCTCGATTGTGCTCTTCGCGCCATTTCAAGCCCTTGAGCGCTTCTTCGATCATGCCTTTACTTGGTTTGTTCTCGTCTGCAAATGCGGACGGAGCGGCGTCTTGTGCTGCTGGTGCGGCTGGTTCGGCGTTGATAATCTTGTTTGCGTTCCCCTCGTCCATTCCGAAGACAACGCGAAGGATGACCGCAACTTGTTCAGCAGATAGTTCACCGCGACCAAGAGAAGCGAGGATGCCCGAAAGCGCATCCGTTCCACCGATTCCGATGCTCTCGATAAGAGGCGGCGCTTCGTTTTTGCTTTCGTCGAAAATTGTATCGATAGCCGTGACTGGAACAGAATCAGAAATGCGCGAAGGTTGAATATCGAACTCTTGACCTAGTTCTTTGATCATGTTCGCCTCCTTCGCCCGTGCGCGAAGTGCTTCCTCGTAGTCCTCGCCCATGTCGCTATAAATCTGTCCAGCGGTCTTCAAGCCAGCTTTCCATAGGTTGATATCGGCATTGGCTTCGCGTCCGTAGTCGATCGAAACCTTGGCAGGCCAGCACCAGCGCCCATCGAGAAGAAACTCTGAATCTGGAACAAGTCCGCGTGCGGCTGCGTCGAGAAGAATAATATTTTTTATCCTGTTGAGAAATTGACCTTCGAGAAGTCCACGCCAGCGTAGGAATGTTCGCTCTGCCATTGCTGCCTCCATGCGTGCCATTGGCCCCGACTTGTCAGCATCGAATGCGAAGCCGTAGGGTAGCCCGACACTCATACAAATATGAGCTTGTATAAGCCGGATAAATTCACCGAATGCGCCCGTCGGGCGATCCGACTTGAACATTTCCATTTTCTCTCCGGCAGTCAGGTAATTGACCGTGCCAGGGTCGAGCGACTGAAGGCGGGCGACTTGGCCTTGATCGTTCGAGTTGCCGCGCGCGAAATAGTCGCCTGCGTCAGCGGCCCCGCTCTCGGTGGTGATGATGCCGCTTTGATACGAAGCGTATTTTATCGCCTGCACCTCGGCCTTGATCGCTTCTTGCAGATCGCGAGTTGCGTTTAGCGCAGTAGCGAAAGCAGACCGCCCACGGTATTCGTCAAGTCTCGCTGCATCGAAAAGGTGGATAAACTCTTTTGCAACAATATCAGTAGGAGAAATATACTGGTTGTTGATAGTGCGCGTGAAAATAGTGTATGAAACGGGTCTTCCATATTCGTCAACATTTATTCCGCCAATGTATTTGTCGGTATCTGTTCTGTCGTAAGGCGATCCGATGCGGTCGGCCTCGACGCTTTGCAGCTTGAGGTCTTCACCGTCGCGAACGATGATGAACCCGCAGTCGCCATCGCGGAGCATTGCCGTAACTGCAAGCTGTAAAAGGGTCGTGAAGTTGTGCCGGCCTAAGAAGTCGCACTCGTTGCACCATTTATTCCAATACCGCTCGATCTGAGTATCCACCGCACGATCTCCGGTGCGTGCTTGGTATGCGATGCGACCGGAAACGTAGGTTGCAAATTTGAGAAGGAGAGAACGGACAGGAGGAAAGTTGTCGGCAAGATCGCGAGCGGCCCGAATCAACGCGAAGCGTTCGCGAGTTCCTGCTGTGTCTTCGCCACCAGATACGCCACGCGAGATCCCGCGCTTTTCGCTCGTCAACGCTGAGTCGAAGCGCCCGAAGTTGCGTAACTTCGCTTGGTTAACCATGCGATCCAGCGCGGCTTTAGGCGATACAAGAGAAAGTGCTTTGGTGATGATGTCTTGCATTATGGGCGCTGTGTTGGAAACGTCGGCGTGAATCTCCTTATACGCGATCCGCTGGCGTTGTCAATAGCCGATTGCAATTCCTTGATGGTCTGCGCGACTTCCGCAAGATTAGCGCGTGTGAACGAGCGCCCCGCGATGCTGTAGGATGCGCCTGCAACGGCGATTGCCTTCAAGCAAGCCGTGAAATCGCCCTGCAATTCTTGCAGAGTTGCAAGCGGCAGGCCAAAAAATGATTTGTTCATCGCCATTTAAATGTTGGCGATGTCAAAAAAAAGAAAAGGCGCGGGGATTGAACCCGCGCCGGTTGGTGTCTTAGTGAAGCTCTGGGCAATCTTTCAAGAGTTTGATTGTGTTGTCTCGGAAAACAACAACGTCTCCAAATGATGCGCTGACAGTTACACTGCTAACAGCAGAATCGCTGAATGATGCTGCTGCGATTTCGCGAATTTTGTTTAGAGTATTTGGAAGAGTTTCGGTTTTCATTTTGTTTTTTCTTTTTAGGTTTCTTCGTCGGGCTTCTTGCCCTTCGATGTTTTAAATATCTACGCTTTTTTTATTTTTGAAAAGAAAAAAATAAAATTATTTTTTGCCCCTTGCCAAGCCGCTTAGATACTAGCTCTCCGCCCCTATCGGTAAAACTCCCGCAAGCATAGCGGACGCAAGCGCGATACATTCGCAGTCCCAAAGGTGGTTCGGCCTTCCGCCGATGCGCACCCATCTCTGTTCGACTTGCTTGGTCTTGGAGTTCGTCACGTCCTTCTTCATCTCCGATAACATTTGTTTGCGGTAGTCTTCCGATACGTCACGCGCAACTTCCCACTTCGGTGTGGCGTCAGCCTGGCGAAGCGATGCGAGTTTGTCTTTGATGCCTTCGTTCGAGAAAAAGAAATACGCGCATTTCAACCCGTCCGATCCGGCTTGCGCTCCCTCGATCTTAGAAACAAAGCGCCGCGTTCGCCGTCCGCTTTCGATATGATAAAAGCCATCCTGCCCCGAACCGTGCGAAGCTGTCCACCCACGCCTAGCACATTGTTCGTAAACGAGTGGCGTATCGTAGCCGGCATCCACTACCACGCATCTCGGCATGATGTCGAACTGCTGTTGAATTGCGTCGAGCGTTTCCCAAGTGAGTGGCCGCGACTCGTGCAAGAGCATAGACGAGCCGTCCACGCGGAATGCGCGAACAACGCACCAGAAGTGATCGCGTTGTTTGTCCACGCACATAAAGCGCCGATGCTCGCCCTCGATCTTCTGCCCTTCGATGTAGTCAGACTTGGCGTAGTCGCCGGTCGTGATCTCCGGTAGGTCACTTGTAACTTCATCCTGCCAAGTCTGCGCCTTGCGTTTCTGAATAAATTGTTTGAGCGGCTCCAAGTTGCCGGATGACTTGGCTTCGTTGGCCTCGATCCATTCTTTCACAATAGAAAACCACGGAATCCACCATACGGCGTAGGCCGGATACTCGAATGAGCGATGCCCTCGCACCGGATGCGGGTTGAGTGCACGGTAACTTGCAGAATTTGCAAGGTTGCGTCGAGTGCTTGCGTCGTCCTTGTAGCGCGTCTCGCAATGCTCGCACTTCATTCTTACGGAGTCCTGCACCTTATCCCAAAGAATGCCGCCCTTCTCGTCGCGTTCGCTTGTGTATTCGATCTGATCGAACAAGTAACGCTGCCAGTTCCCACAATGGGAACACGTCCATCCCCAAACTTCGCGCGTTCCGCTGTCCCATTCGGCATCCGCTTCGTGTCCTGCGTCCCATCCTTGCGACACTAAGAGCGTTTTTCGGTTCCATCTGTCGTGATGTCGGGCTTTTAGTTCCCTTATCATCCCGCCTTTCCATCTCCAGACTTCGTCACCGATGCAATAGCGCATCGACTTCTCTTGCAAGTTCGTCATGTTCGCGCCGCCTGCGAATAGAACCATGTGCGGGAATAGAATCGTGGTCTTGCGTAGCGCGTGACGGTCTTCGGGGAATAGGTCTTTAACAGGCTGGCACTCTTGAAAGATCGGCAACAAGCGCGACTCCGTCCAGTCTTTGACCATGTCGTCAGTTTGACCCACGAAAAGCGTAGGCCCAGGCTTCTGTGCAACGATGAAGCAAGCGAGCGTTTCCATCATCGTAGTCTTCCCGCCCCCAGTCGGTGCGCGAAGAAATACCTGTGTTGTTTCGTCATCGCTTGCGGCCAACAGCGGCGCGTTGAGCCAAGGCGCAACCGAAGGGTCGAAGCGCGAAGCGCGGTCTGAGTTTGGAAAGCTGACGTGATCGCTTGCCCAGTCTAAGATCGTGCCGTCGAATGCGAGCTTTATTCCGTCGCGGATGCCTTGTGCGAGTGGGTTCATTTCATTCCGAAAATTTGCTTGAGCGCGTCGAGATTCCCTGACGGAGGGTGTTTAGGAATAGGCTCCTCTTCTCCGTCATACATGGCAATTTCCCATGTCGTTTCAAACATCTTGCGAAGCCCAGCGGCTGACAGCGTCACGTTTCCTTCACCGTCGAATGAAGGGTTGCGTTTTGAGTAAATTTTCCAGAGTTCTTTTTTTGTCATTAGATCAAGTCTCGTTTGAACTATACCCTTTCGAGTTCAATTTGTTCATCAGTTGTTTGATTATACCTTTTCAAGCTCATTTCGGATCTCGGCCAAGATCGTTTGAGTGCGTTCATGTAGCTTCCTTCTCAAGCTCGCTTCATCGAGTCCGGCCAATGCGCCCGATGCGTCGTTGACCAATGCCGCGAGCTTGGCGCTGAAGATCGCGCCGATGCGGATACCGGCTTCGCGCACAACGGCGATCTCGACCAACTCTCCTCGGTCTTGCTGAAGCCGGACGCGAATGCGTTCGGATTCGAGCAGGGTCTTTTCAAGTCGAGCTTCGTTAAGCGTAGCCGGTGCGGCTTTTCCCGATGCCTGCAGATATTCGTCGCGCC